TGCCTCAAAGACCCTCACAAGACTTTCGGCCTCGCCAAGGACACGAACATCACGCTCGCCTGCTTCTCGGTGAATGAGGAACTGGCGACCAAGGTCGTGTTCGAGAACATCAAGACGAAGATCACGGCGTCGCCGTACTTCATGCAGAACTTCCCCTTCTCTGCGACGAAGAAGGAGTTGCGGTTCCCTCACAACGTGTGGGTGGCTCCTCGCGCCACGACTGACACCTCGGCTCTCGGTCTCAACGTCATCAGCGCCTTCATGGACGAAGGTAACTTCTTGCCGAAGCGCGGGAAGTACTCTGCTGCAGCAGGCGTCGTCGACCACGCCGACCTCATCTACTCCTCGCTCAAGCGACGTATGAAGTCTCGTTTTGAGAAGGCAGGGAAGCTCCCGGGCATCCTCTTCATTGCATCATCGAAGACGACCCACGAGGACTTCGTCAGCCGCCGCCTGAAGGAAGCGCGCGACGACCCCACCCTGTTCGTCCGCGACTACGCGCTCTGGGAGATCAAGCCCGAGGACTACTACTCCGTCGATAAGTTTCATGTGCTCGTCGGCAACGAGACGATCCCATCAAAGATTCTCGATCCGGGCGAGGCGGACCGCATCCGTCCGTCACTCCCGGATGGAACGCTCATCATCGGTGTCCCCGAGGACTTCAAACTTGACTTCGAGCGCGATCTTGAGGGCAGTATAAAAGATATAGCTGGGTGCAGCGTTGTAAGCGTCAGTCCATTTATACAAAGACGTGAGAAGTTGGTGGATGCCGTCGAGCAGGACAAGAAGACATACGGTGCCGACCGGCACTTCTTCTCAAAGCCGGAGTACGACCCGTCGAAGGGCGGTCAATTCGTATGGGAGAAGGCCGTCCGGCTCACGCCGGACCCTTCGATGCGCGGCCAGACGGACATGATGAGACCCATCATCAACCCCAACGCGATGCGCCACGTTCACATCGACATCGGGCTGCGACACGACGCGCTGGGCCTCTGCATGGCGCACATCGGTAGTTTTCGAGATGTGGTCCGCCGGGGCCCGAACGGTGAGCAGCATCTGGAGCGGGCCCCCGTCTTTGTGGTCGACCTGATGCTTCGGGTGACTCCGCCGCCCGGAGACGAAATCATCCTCGGCGACGTGCGGCGCCTCATTTACGAGCTGGCACAACACGGCTACACCATCACGTCTGTCTCGACGGACTCCTACCAGTCGACGGACTTGGTGCAGCAGCTCAATCAGAAGGGCTTCAACGCCAAAATCGTCTCAGTCGACACCAGCACGGAACCCTACGAGGCCCTCAAAACAGCGTTCTACGAGGACCGGGTGTTCATGTACGAGCACGCCACCCTCCAGACCGAGCTTCGGCAGCTGCAGCGGGACTACCGGCGTCGGAAGATCGATCACCCGGTCCGAGGCTCCAAGGACTGCGCGGACGCCCTCGCCGGTGTGCTGTGGACGCTGGGGCAGCAGCAACTCACGACCCCGCTTCCGATTCTTCGCCAATCCGCTACAGGGGGAGACTCTTGGATGACGGACCAGTACCAAGGACAGGTCGGAGGCGGACATGCAGGCGCAGGCGCAGGCGCCGAACGCTGGGAACCGTTGCCTTTCTTCCGAGGAAGCAGCACAGGAGGTCGCGGATGAGCACCAAGGTCGACCAGCTGCGGCGTGAATTGGACACTCTTCTTGTCAAAGAGTGGGTCCCTGCAGGTGATGAGGGTCTTATCCTCCTGCGCGCAACCAAGGAGCAGCGCGAGACTGCTGTGAAGCTGGCCGAGGACTTTCCGCCATCTGTCGTGCTGACCGACGTCGCTGTGGTTGTTGCAGAGCGGTTCTGCGAGATGCTTGAGCAACAGGGAATGCGTCCCGCCGACTTCTGGCGTATGAGTTCCCTTGCGGACTCGGTTGCGAAGCAGGTATCGAAAGCGTTGGCGGAGAACCCTGCTGAGTTCGCAGGTGCGTTCGCAGCCACACTCAAAGGGAGAGGCTGATGGGATTCGCGGACGACGTCGCCAAGCGAATTTCAGCTGCGTTCAGCCGCGACAAGGACCAAGCGAACATCCAGCTTGCCAAGGGTGCGACGGGCGAATTGGGCGGTGGCGACGCCACAGCCATCGATCTGATGTCGGGTGTGGGTTACGACGCCCTCACGGACTACCTGCGCCTTGACACGGACCTCCTCCTCCGGTTCGCTGACTACGAGGAGATGGACGACTACGGCGAGATCGCAACCGCCCTCGACATCCTTGCGGACGACGCGACTCAGCCAGACTCCGTTCTCCACCGAACCATCTGGATCACCTCTCCAGACAAGACTCTGCAAAGCAACCTCGATGACTTGTTCAATCGAACGCTTCGCATGGACGAAGAGATCTGGGAAATTGCACGAACCTTGTGCAAGTACGGGAACGACTACGAGGAGCTTCTGGTCAACGCTGACGGCGTCAGAGGCATCAACTACCTGCCTCCTCCGACGGTCCGCCGCCTTGAAACCCCGAAGGGTGACCTGATCGGCTTCATGCAGGACTTCAAGGGGCGCTTCGACTTCACCAACAACGACTTCCAGCGAACCCTGTCTGCGAAGTTCGACTTGGCAACAAGCTCGGACCCGATGAATCAGCCGGTGGCGGCGTTTGAGAGCTGGGAGGTGGTCCACTTTCGCTTGCGCGGGAAGGAGCGCCGTTCGGTCTACGGCCACAGCGCCTTGGAGGCTGCTCGTTGGATCTGGAAGCGGCTCATGCTGCTGGAGGACGCAGCCCTCGTGTACCGCCTCCAGCGGGCCCCGGAGCGCTTTGCGTTCTACGTCGATGTCGGCGATCTGCCCCCGCAGGAAGCCCTCGCCTTCGTGAATCGTGTCCGCCAGAACTTCCGGAAGAAGCGGTTTGTTGACCCGGGCACTGGAAAACTGAACCTGAAGTTCGACGCGCTGTCGCAGGACGAGGACTTCTTCGTTCCTACCCGGAAGGGCGTGGACTCCACTCGCATCGAGACTCTCGGTGCCCCGCAGTGGCAGGCGATGGACGACATCGAATACTTCCGCGACAAGCTGTTTTCAGCCATCAAGGTGCCGAAGGCGTATCTTGGGCAGGAATCCGGTGTGGCCCGGGCGGTTCTGTCCAGCGAGGACGTCCGCTTTGCTCGTACCGTCCTCCGCATCCAGCGGGAGCTGAAGAACGGGCTCCGGAAGGTCGCCCGCGTCCATCTGTCAGCGCTGGGCCTCGACCCCTACGCTGTCGACTACGACATCAACATGACGGTGCCGTCGGCCATTTTCGAGCTGGCTCAGATGGAAGTTCGCACGGCCAAGGCGGACCTCGCGGCACGCATGCGGGACTTCGTCTCGCTGCAGTGGATTCTCTCGAACGTCTTCGGTTTGTCTGAAGACGAGATCGTCACCATCAAGAAGCAGCGCAGTGGGGAGTCTGCCGAGGACGCTGAAAATCAAGCCGCTGCACAGAACATCATCATGCCCCCGCCTCCACCGATGGAAGCTCCTCCGGGCGAAGCGCCCCCCGAAGAGGGCCCGTATGGTCCCCCAGCAGAGGCTCGCCAGCCGAACCGGGTGGTGAAGGCTCTCTCAAGCTCGCGTGACGCAGCCCGTCGTCGCGGGATCCCAACGCACAGCGGCTTCTCCGACCGAGAGTTGACCGAGGACTACAACCCGAAGGACACAAAACGCATGGACGCCAAGCTCGACACCATCCTGAAGTCCGATCGAGGCTTGGAGTTGCGCTTGCGTGAAATTGGCGGTCTGCTCCGAGATCTCAACGCCCGAGGCGCGCGCTGAGGTTTCCGCTCGCAGGGCAAAACCGCCCTGAAACTCCTTTCGGAAGCGCGCGGTTCCTTGACGCCCCTTCCGTCCCCCGATAGCGTGAGGCCCAAATGACCCGCAGCGTCCTTCCTTTTGTTCCTTCGATTGAACTTGCCCAACTTTTGGCAGGTTCTTTTCAGGACACGACTGCTCGGGTCACTTCAGCCCTCCGCACTGAAGCTTCCAAGCTCTTTGCAGGACAGTCGGCCCAGCTGCTTGGAGTTTTCCCAAGCTTCATCGTTGCCCTCGTCGGCGAAGCTGAGTTGGTCCGGGTCAAGTACGCTTTGAGCGAGTCTGGTGAGGTCTACTTCACCGGGACGAGTGACGTTGACCTCACGGTCGTGACTGAGAAGAACCTGCATCGGTTCATCCGACAGGAAGCGCGCGCTGCAGCCGACCTGTTCTTGCGCGGGCTCGTCGACCAAGCCAACGAAAAAATCGTGGCGCTCGCTCCGTTGGTCGATCAAGCTTCGTCTGTGACGGACGAGGACATCCTGAAGTCCTTTGCAGAGAGCCGTGAAGGTCTTCTGTGGAAGACCACCTTGAGCGAACGTGCTGACAAGGTTCAGAAGTTCCTCGGTGAGGACAAACTTCCAGCGCCTATGGCGCCGAAGTTCGGGCGACTCTACGACGGGTCCACAGCACAAGCTGAGATGGACACCTTCAAAGCGCTCGTCCAAGACGATGTTGCGCACCTCCTTTCCCGCCTGTCGGCGGTCGAAGCGAGCACAACATCGGCGCTGCACGCCATCCGCCTCGTCCGAGAGCAGGCGATTCAGGAAGGCGGGGAAGAGGCGATCACCTCTCTGGAGGCGTTCGCGTCGGACCTTCTTTCCGATGTGACTCAAGTGCGAGAGTTCGTGGTTGAGGCTGTGGCTGAGTTCGGTTCTGTTGACCGGATCGCCAAGGTGTTCGATTCTGTCGCTTCCGAAGTAACCTCATTCGAGGTTGCCGGTGCCTTCGTGGCGAAAACAGTTGCGCGTCTCACTTGACGCCTTGAGGAGAAGTTCCGATGCGAAACCAGATCGTTGTCACCACCCTTGAAGAAGACTTCCGCAAGATCGGACTCATCCGTGAGTCCGCTCCGACCCCCGCTCCGGTTGCTCCGAAGGAGGAAGAGGAAGAGGTGCTCGACGAGGCGGGCCGCATCAAGTTCGCTCTGCGCGGTGGCAAGAAGGTCAAGCAGCAGAAGACGTCGATGGCTGACCGCCTCGCCGCGAAGAAGCAGCGCCGTTCGGCGAGCGGCAAGAAGTCCGCTCGCAAGCAGGCCAAGATGCGTCGGTCCGCCAAGGGCCAGCGCCGCATGGCGAAGGTCACGGCCAAGGCGATCCAGAAGGGCACGCGCCAAGAGGCTGTCGACGCCAACGAGACCCTCAAGTCGTTCGCCAACGCGGCCATCATCGCCGACAAGCTGGCTGGCATCTTCACCGAGTGGGTGAAGGCCGACGAGTACGAGGCCAGCGACGAGCGCATGTTCGCCAGTCTTGTTGGTGAACTCAGCGAGATTGCTGAGTCATTCGCCGACATCGCCACCGCGATGAGCGAAGGCAAGCTCGAAGAGTCCGCTGAGGACGTCGCCGCTGCCTTTGCCGAGGGGATGGAGACCATCCTCGACGCCGTTGACCTCTACGAGGACAACAACGAAGACGAAGACGAAGACGAAGAAGAGGTCGAAGAGACCTCGGGAAACGACTGAACTCGTCCTCGACGGAGGAGGCATGGCGGAATCGTCGTGCCTCGTACTCCAGCGGGAGACGTGAGCTGATCGGCGCTGAAAAACGAGACCTGAACCCCTTTCGACGCAAAGCACGGAAGGTGCAAAAGAAGGACTCCGGCCAACTGGCCCGGACCCCTTTCCGAAGCAACTTCCGCTGGAGACGGTACTGATGACCAAGCCACTTCTGAGCGACGTTTCCATTGTGCGCCTCTCTCTTGCTGAGGGAGGCGAGGGTGGCCGCGTCAAAGTTCGAGGTGAGTTTGCCAAATGCGGCATCGCCACCGAGAACAAGCGCGTCTACCCAAAGGGTGTTTGGGAGAAGGAGCTGAAGCGGCTCGGCAAGGCTCTCAAGGAACGTAGGGTCATGGGCGAGATCGACCATCCCAGCGATGGCCAGACCAAGCTGTCCCGCGTCTCGCACATCATCACGGACCTCTCCGTCAAGGACGGGCTCGTGATCGGTGAGGCGGAGATCATGCCGACCGAGGCAGGGAAGAACCTTCTCGCGCTCCTCAAGTCGAACGTCCCCGTTGGCGTTTCCAGCCGTGGCTTCGGCAGCGTCAAGACCAACGAGAGCGGGAACGACATCGTGCAGGATGACTACAAGCTGGTCACCTTCGACTTCGTCGCAGACCCGGCTGACCAAGACGCCTACCCAGTGATGGGCGAAAGCCGCTCCCTGTTCGAGGGTGTGGAGTTCGATGCTGATGCTGAACAGGAGAAGGCGATTGAGTTCGCTCGGCGCATCGAGGCTGAGATGGTTGCCAAGAAGGCACCCCTCGAAGGCGATGCGGCGAAGGCTCAGGAGTTCGCTCGACGCATCGAAGGTGAGATGGGCGCCAAGCAGGGTTCCGGTTCGCGCAATGTCCGCGACGACTTCGCGAAGGCAATCCTCGACAACCTCTCGACCGTCCGTGCCGCAGTTCGCGATGAACTGCGGAAGGAGATGATGGAAGACCCGGAGATCGGCAAGGCCAAAGCCGTGCTGGAAGCTCTGCGTGGTGTCCTCCGTCCGTACCTCCTCCCCGAAGACGCCGCTGAGGTCGTTCGTGGCAAGGACGTCGAGATCCGCGACCTGCAGAAGCAGTTGGCGGAACGTGACCTCAAGCTGAAGGATCTGGAGTCGGAAAACACGGCCCTCGCTGAGATGGCCAAGGAAGTCGGCTACCGCTTCTACCTTGAGAAGATGGTCGCCAACGACCCCGACGCCGACTCCATCCGAACCCTTGTCGGCGACCTCAAGAGCTTCGATAGTTCGGATGCGCTCAAGCAGCGTGTCACCGAGGTCAAGGCTGAGATGAGCCGCAAGACCGAGGCAAAGAAGGTCGAGCAGGAAGCCAAGGCCAAGGAAGTCGCTGAGGCTCGGAAGGTCGAGCGGAAACAGCGCGACGCTGTCGAGTCCAAGTTGGCTTCGATGGAGAAGAAGATGGCTGAAGAGAAGGCCCTTCGCTTGGAACTGGAAGATGACCTCGCCGAAGCCAAGCGTTCGACGAAGGAACTGGAGACGCGCCTCTACGCGGAGGAGCGTCTTGCCAGCCATCCGAAGGCGACCAAGCTCCGTGGCCTCGTGGAGAGCACCCGTCCGTCCTCTCGCCGAGCGGTTGACTCCCTCGTGGAGAGTGAGCGCGAAGTTGAGCGTGACGAGGACGACCTCCAGTCGGTCCGCGCCCGCATCCGTGGCCGTATGAACGGCGGCGTCGAGCGCACGCCGACGGAAATCTCGGAAGAGACCGAAGCTCCCCGGACCCGCCGGACAATGGCCGAAGGCCAAAACTGGCAGGGTCTTGGAATCAGCCTCGATCGAGTTCGCGCTTTGGCTGGTATCAAAGGCTGAAGTTCAGCTAGAGTTCAATCTGTAGAGTGGCGGTGTAGCCGCTCAACCCCCGAAGGAGAGTGTGATGGAAGCTCGCAACATGGTTCTCGAAGGTTCGACCCGCACGATCGCCGACAAGACCTACGTCGGTGCCCTCGTTCGCAAGTGGAAGGACTTGCTGGAAGGCATGCCCGACCGAACGGAGCGTGACCGCTACGTCCTCGGCGTCACTGCCGTGCTGATGGAGAACGAGTCGCAGCACCTTCAGAGCCTCGAAGAAGAGACTCGCCTCGTGAACGTCGGCTCGTTCACGAAGTTCATCTTCCCCGTCCTCCGTCGCGTGTTCCCGAACCTCATCGCCCACGACATCGTGTCCGTGCAGCCGATGACGGCCTCGGTTGGCGCCGTGTTCTTCCTCGACTACGTCTACGACACGAACAAGGCCCCGACCCAGCGCGGTCAGGTCTTCCCTCGTGACTTCGACCGCAACTACACGTCCGAGAAGATCGACGGCGAGATCCTCGGCACCGGCAACGGCGCTGACTTCGGCGGCGCTGGCGCTCCGCTCTCGTCCACCCTGTCGTTCAACCCGGTTCGTCCGCTGAACGCCTCGAATGGCTTCGCCACCATCGTCCGCGAGTTCAACGTCGCCACGGGTGCCGTTGTCCAGCAGGCGACCGATGACGGTGCCGGTGGCTTCACTGGCAACGTGCTCTCGGGTGCCCTCAACTACGCGAACGGCGCCATCTCCGGCTTCCGGTTCACCGTCGCGTGCGGTCTGGGCAACCAGATCAAGGCGTTCTACGTCTACGACGGCGAACTGAACACCAAGATCCCGTCGATGAAGCTCGACGTGAAGAAGGCCCCGGTTGAAGCCCAGCCTCGCCGCCTCAAGGCTCTGTGGTCCAGCGAAGCTGCTGAAGACCTCCGCGCCTTCCACGGCATCGACGCTGAGACCGAGATCGTCTCCGCCGTCGCTCAGGAAATGGCCCTCGAAATCGATCGCGAGATCATCGACGACCTCTTCCAGAACTCGACGTCGACGACCGGCTCGTTCGACCGCGTGCCCCCGGCTGGCATCAGCGAACTCGACCACCTGCGCTCGATGCTCACGGTCATCTCGACCGTCTCGAACCAGATCCACAAGAAGACCCTGCGTGCGCCCGCGAACTTCATCGTGACGAGCCCCGACGTGAGCGCCCTGCTCGCGCAGCTCACCACGCACGGTGACTTCCGCGCGGCCTACGTCTCGGGCGCTGAGTCGCCCTACGGCCCGATGGACATGCCCCGCCCCCTGTCCTCGCAGGGCCAGTTCGGCATCTACAAGGTCGGCACCTTGCAGAACAAGTGGATGGTCTACGAAGACCCCTTCTTCCAGCGCGACCAGATGCTGATCGGCCTCAAGGGCGGCAGCTTCCTCGACGCCGGATACGTCTGGGCTCCGTACATCCCCCTGCAGGTCACTCAGACCTTCCTCGACCCGAACGACTTCTCGCTCCGCAAGGCGATGCGTACCCGCTACGCGAAGAAGCTCTTGCGTCCGGAATACTACGGCCAGATGCGCGTCACGAATTTGTAGAAAATACCCTAGTACTCTAGGGCACTCTGAAGTACCTTCGACCCGTCAGCCCCTCGGTTGGCGGGTCGAGGTGTTTCATGGGTCGGATCGCAGGCAAGCCGCACTCCAAGAAGCGAAAGTACCTGTCGGAGAGTGAGCAACAGTCTGTGCTCGCGGAATACGCATCCGGTGCGATGCAGACGGCTCTGGCTGCGAAATACGAGGTCTCTCAGGGGGCGATCAGCAAGACCCTCAGACGCTTCGGTGTTGCGATGCGGACCCAAACGGAATCCCAGCGTCCAACCTTCGACGTAGGCGTGGCAGCCAAGCTCTTCGTCGAAGACCAACTCACTTCCTACGCAGTGGCGGATGCTCTCGGCGTTAGTCAGAGCGCCGTCGGTCGCCACCTGAAACGCATGGGAGTCTTCGACTCGAAAGGGCGCGGGCACCGCTACAAGTTCTTCGACCGAGACTTCTTTACCGAGGTCAACCATGCCTCTGCCTACTGGGCCGGGTTCATCGCTGCTGATGGGTGCGTTCACGATGAAAAAGACACGGTGTCTTTCGGGCTACACCCCGATGACAGGGCGCTTCTGGAAAACTTGAAGAAAGCCGCTCGGCTGGAACAACCCATTGAAGAGCGAGACAGTTGTGGAAAGCCTTACGTCTGGATGAACGTGACTTGTCCGCAGTGGGTGAAGGCGCTCAAGAATAACTTTCGCATCACGTCGAGGAAGTCTTTGACCATCCAACCTCCGACACACCTCGGGTGGGAGTTCGTCTGGTCGTTTGTTCGCGGCGTCTTTGATGGAGACGGCCACGTCAGCATTGCCGGGGACTGCTTGCAGTTCACTTCTGGGTCGCTGCCTTTCCTGACTTGGATTGTTCGTGACGTGTGTCGATCCCACCACAAGATCAGCGAGACTCCCCCCTACACTCGACAGGACGGGTCCGTCGGGGTGGCCTACGCCTGTAGGATGTCCGGACCAGTGATGCGCGACGCGGTTCGCCTCCTCTACGCCGACTCGACCCCTGAGACGCGGCTGGCCCGGAAGTACGACCGCTTCAAGGTCGCTGAAGTCCTCTGAACGAGGCTTTCGGACTAGGAAGAACGGCCCCTCACGGGGTCGTTTTTCTTTGGGCGTGTTGACTTTGTGTGCGCCTCACGCGATGAGTGCGAGAGGAGCAAACTATGATAGGTCGCCTGAACAGCGTGATGACGGAACTCGGCGCGTTGGGGGCGGTTTTTCGGCCTGCTCCTGCCGTCACGCTGCCGGTAACTTCCGAACAAGTCGCAGGCACCGCCACGCTCTCACTCCCATCCGACCCTGCGCCAGTTCTTTCTCCAGCTTCCGAGCCTCCGCCATCTCCAGACGAAGCCATCGTCCCGGTGGATGAAGACGTCGAAGCGAAGATCCGAGCCCTCTCTGAGATGGCGACAGGCGCTGTCTCCCCGTCGTACTCAGAGCTGAGATCTGCTTTTGAGCGGAACGAGGACGAGGAGGACGAGGAGGACGAGGAGGAGGAGGACGACGAAGAGGACGAGGACGAGGAGGATCTGCCGGAAGTGGCGGAGGCGATCCCCGAACCCGTCTCGCCTCCGCGCAAGTTGAGAGTCCGGGCTGCGCCATCCCACACGGCACGGAGACTCAAAGAGGCTTTCGCCCGCTTGGACCTGCTGGAAGCTTGTGTCGCCGACCTCCGCGACTCGCTTCTGGCGGTTGCAAGCAGCATCAACGAGGAATCATGACAGCCATTCGCCGTTTCAGGAAAAACCCTCACCTCCCTGTCGTCATCGTCCCCGGCCACGGTCGCGTCCACGACGTCGACATCCTTGAAGGCGACCAGTACCAGCACTTCTCGCCGCACCTGCTACACGAGATTGGGGCTGTGGAAGTGAAGCCGGTCTACCAGTCGGTTCCGGCGGCTGCGGCCATCCCAGTCATCCACGACGCTCTCGCCATTGCTGCTCGCGAGACTGTGCCGCTCGATGAGCCAGCGCCCATCACAGCCGATGCTGTGCCACCTGAGCCTGCTTCTGTTGAGACCGCCCCGACTCAACTCGAAAGCAATTCGGCAAACCTATCGCTGAACGATACGATGGTGGAGACGGCGCCTCTCGCTCCCGTGAAGAACAAGGGAGGCCGACCGCGTAAGGTGAAGCCCACGCCTGAAGCATAGGCACTGAAGGAGACCTCATGGCTGACGACTGTGGCGGATGTGGCGGCGGCGGTGGCACCGGCATCAGCATCAGCAGCTGTGGGATCTCGCCGTCGACGAAGGTTGACGCCGACGACATGGCGCTGTGGATTCTCCGGCGCCTCGGTGCTCCCCTCCTCAAAATCGAGCTGACTGAAGCGCACCTGATGGACGACATCGGGCAGGCGCTGCGTTGGTTCGCGGCAAAGAAGGGGTACATCAAGAGCTACGACTTGCAGCTCATCCCAAGCATCGTGGAGTACTGCCTCCCAAGTGACGTCGACGTCGTCACGGACGTGGTCTTCCCGTTCTCCAACTACGACATGAACCCCCTCGCCTCTCCGTGGGCATGGGCATGGCCCAACGAGAATCTGGGTGTTCCTCTCGCCTACGGTGGTGGGTTCGGAATTGGAGTCGGCGGAGGCGGAGAGACCGGCGGTCCCATCTCCAGTTTGCTGCAGGTCCAGCAGTACACCCAGACTGCCCAGCGTGTCCTCGGGGCGGACCCGGAATGGCGGCAAGAGAACACGAAGCTCTACATCCTGCCGACACGCCTGTCCCCGACGACACCCAAGGCGCTCGTCTACTACACGGCGAATTCGTTCTGCATCACCGACCTGAAGCAGCGGGACTTTGACCTTGTTCGTCGCTACGCGCTGGCGATGGCGAAGCGCGACCTTGGGCGTATCCGGTCGAAGTACGACTCGTACCCAACAGCGGGTGGTTCGACGGGCCTCGACGGAGGCGTGCTTCTCGGCGAGGCTGAGAGCGAGGTGCAGATTCTCGAAGAAGAGATTGGCCAGAGCGCGATGCCGATTGGTTTCATCGTTGGCTGATCGGGTCCATATGGTCCAGAGGGAGGTCTTGTGAGCAAGTGTAAATCGATCTCGGACTACCTCTGCCCTCAACCGACCATGCCGGTGCGTCCGATGGGCGACTGCGAGACTTTCGCCCTCGGTGACTGCGAGCGGGCGCTGTTCGACTGCATCACGAGCGAGCACGTCAACATCATCGGCACGTCGATCGCCTACTACACGCAGAACATCTCTCAGTCGATTGTGGACCCGGTCTACAACGAGCCGGTGAAGCGCGCTTGGCTTGGGCCTTATCTGCTGAAAGCCTTCGTCACTCTTGCCAAGACGACTGGCGTTGCGATGGAGGGTCTGTCGTCTCAGTTCGACGGCGAGCTGTGGCTGCCACGGTCCGAGTGCGAACGTGTGAACATGCTCGCACCAAGCGAAGCAGACATTGTCCGTGTTTGGGATACGCCGTACTACAACACCGAGTTCGCGGTGGACGGCTTCAACATCCCCGGGGCGGGCCTGTACTTCGCCATCACCGACGTCCAAGAGGACGGTACTCTGTTTGACAACCCTTCCTTCGTCGGGTTCAAGTGTACCCTCCGCCGCACGACGCAGCAGACTCCCGAACGAAAACTTGTCACTTCCATCTGAAGAGGTCCCCATGTCCGTCACGCCAAAGATGCTTGCGCTGCTCGGTGAAGAGAACGAGCGCATGCCCGACCCGAAAGTCCTCATCCCGCAGCTTGTGCTTGCGATGGAAGCTGCTGGCATGGACCCCGGTGACGAGGGTCATCAGGAGATCTTCATCGGCATGCTGAAGAAGCTCGTCTCCAGCAAGGCCGCGTTGCTGAAGGGCATGAAGATGTTCAACGCCTCGAAGGCGATGAAGGCCCTCAAGGTCGCCAAGGCGGCGGTCTAGGAGGTCGCGTGCTGCAGCACAGTGTGCGAGTGGCCCTCGCGGTCCAAGGTGGGTTGTCGACCGTGTGCGCCACCTGTCCTCGGTATTGGGAGGGCCGCGACCTGAATCTCCCGGGGGACCGCTGTACGTCTCGCACGCCGTGTGGGTCGCCGCTCGCAGGTGATGACTTCCACGAGTACGCAGGCCCGATGACGGCCT